CGACGGTGGCGACGACAAGAGCATCGTCGGTCAACTCAAGGCCGCTGCTGATGATCTTCGGTCGGCGTCTGACATGCTGCGTCAGAGTAGTTCGGCGCAGCCCAGCTATGGTGGCGCTAATGGGATGCGCCCAACGATGTCGGGTGACCAGACACGCCGCCCTAAGCCGCACGACGACTACAGCCTCGACCCCGGCTACTCAAGCTACGGAGCACTTCGTCGTGGCATTGCTGGTGAGATTGCGGCGCGGTACGGTTCGGGCGGTGGGGCATTCTCTCGCGGTAACACGTTCAACGCGCACTATGACAAGCACGGCACCATCGACTACTACAATGAGGTGGACCCTCGCGGCAACTTCGTAGGTGAACACGCTCATAACTCCCCCGAGGCGCAACAGGTCTTCGCTCGTCAGCAGCGAGCCGCTGGCCTCCGCGATCTCGCTAACACGCCGAGTCCGTTCTATACGGGTAGCGGAAACGGACCAGTTCACACTCCTGGTGTGACCACTGCGCAGCATGTGGTCAACGCGACCATCGGAAAGATTCCGGTCGTCGGCGGAATCATCGCAGGGGTGGTCGGTGGCATCCTCGGTGCCCCCGATGCGGTTATGAACGGCATCGTCAACCAGCGCGCCGCCAACGCCCAGTATCAGTCGATCTTGGGCGGTACCAACTGGGGTACCGGTGTCCACAACCGCATGCTGGAAGAGGGCTTCAAGCTCAGTCAGCTTTACTCTGGCGGTTTGACCGGGGCCATGTCCACCGAGGCATTCCGTGGCGTCACGAGCCTCGGCTACACGGGAGAATTGCGAGACAAGTCTCTCGGAATGATCACGTCTAACTACAAGAACCTCGGTATGAGTGTTGGCGAATCGATGAAGTTCTTGAGCACCATGGCTCAGACTTCTTCAACGGCATTCGATGCGCTGAAGGCAAGCCTCACCGAGGTCAGCAATGCGGCCAGGAATACGGGTCTGAATCTCGATACGGCTCGTGCTGGTCTACTGAACCTACAAACGATTGGGGCTCAGACGACCGGTGGCGCTGGCGTCGGCCAGAATGCTGGGATTGTATCCGTCTTCCAGAACCAGTTGGGGCGTAATTTCCAGAACGTCAACTTCAGTCAGATGCTCCCCGGTGTGAACCCTGGAATAACTGCGCTACAGGCGTCAAGCGTCGGCATGAGCATGTCGGAGTATGAGATGACGGTCGCTGACGGAGGTGCCAAGGGCAGAGATCTTTTCGTCAAGGCGGGAGATAACCTGATGGCGATGGCTGTCGCGCCAGAAGCGTCGATGGCCAAGCCGATCATCAACAAGCTTCTTCAAGCGCACGGAGGTCTAGCAACCGTCACATCGAGCAACGAAGCACTCACGGCTTTCCTCAAGGAAGCAGCCCCCGCGCTTGACGCTTCCGGCATCAACATCATGGGTTTGAAGCAGCGATACTTCTCCTACACCGGGGCGGTCCTCACGGATCAGCAAGCTAAGGAGATGGTAATCCGGGGCGTTCTGGGCGTGGGGTCATCGTTCTCTGCGGCGGATAAGCAGAGCAAAGCAGCTATGTCTCAGACCAAGAAAAGGGTCTTTGATGCCGGTGGGACTACCGGAGGCGGCACCCCAGGTAAGGTCGCTAGCGGTCACTACATTCCGAATAAGGTTACGGCACATACTCCATCCCACATTGTCACTACCGATCCCCTGCTCGACCAATTCAAGAAGTACGCCAACCAGGGCACCCACGTGGTTGTCGATACCAAGGACGGCCCCAAGGTGGTCTCTGGCGAGTACGCCTTTGCCCACATGCAGGACCAGATCGCCAAGGGTACGGCTAAGTTCCTCGGTGGCGAAAATGACGGCCAGAGCGTCGCTGAAGCTCTCGGGCAGGGTGGCTACGGCGAGGCCAACTACAAGGGGGTCAACACCACCAAGGTCAGCGGAGCCGACGCCAAGCACTTCCAGGCGGTAGACGACTACAATAGGAAGCACCCGAACAAGAACGGCAACGGCGGTACGGTCATCATCGCCCCGAACCCGGCACTGGCTCAGCTTCTCAACATCACCGCTACCGGCAACGTCACGGTTGCGAACGAGGGCGCTCAGTATGGTTCCGTACCGAAGCCAGGGCAGTTCGGTCTCAACCTGAATGGTCCGTGATGGGTATCGCCAACCTGGGCGGGGTTCAGTTCCGCATCGACCCCGATGCCATCGCCTACGACTACACGGTGGACTACTCGGTGATCGACACCCTAGGTGGTCGAGTGATCCAAGTCCTCGGTGCAACCATCGGTGACATCACCATCCAAGGTCACTTCGGTCAAGATCATCAGCACAAGCGGGAGTCGTGGCAGTTGGCCGAGTCGTTCGGTGTGCAGATTCGATCACTCATGGACCGGCAGGTTCTCCCTCCCAAGAACGGCCAGTCCGGAGGAACGCACCAGCCTCTCCGATTCACCTACCTCGACGGCACCCACAACTGGGATATGCAGGTCTTGATCAAGTCCTACGGCGAGTCCGATGGCCAGGGTTCCATCGAACACCGCAGCGGCAAGTTCTCCTACGGCTACAAGCTGACTCTGTTCCTCGTGCAGGATTCATCGTTGACCCTTTCCCGCGTACAGAGCGACAAGTTCATCTCTCGCATCTCCAAGGGCCTCGGCTGGTCCGACACACACCTCAGTGGCCAGTCGTTCGAGGGTAGCGACACCTTGACGACCGCCATGCAGTACATCGAGGGACACTCGATTGATGGCTCATACAAGGGGTATGTCGCTGGTCTACTGACCGGTCAAACCAACGGTCCAGCCACCGGAAGTGGTGCGCCAGCCCCGACAGCGGCACCGGGGTCAGATCCGAACAAGCAGGCAGGACCGGGGCAGGGGCAATGACCGAACCTGGATTCTACTGGGGGGCTGACGTACCGATCTCAATGCCGGTACCCGGCTCCGACGACGTACTGATCGACATGGGCGCTCATGGCTTCACCCTCAATGGCCTACAGCACAACCTGACGCAGGCCGATCTCGAAGAGTACCTGCAACCCAACTTCTCTCCACCCTTGGACGACACCAGTGGCAAGTGACTTCTCCTTTAGTCATCGCGGTAGCAACTCCGTGCTGGCCTACCAGGTCAACGGACACATCTACTCCGCTCGCGTCCGTGTACCCTCCTACTCTGCCGAGTTCGGAGTCACCGCGACCGAGAGCCACGCCCGCGACGAGCGGGCCTTCTACCCGCACCGCCGTATCCACGGCAACTTCACCGTCACCATCGAATGCGTCCACTACCGCGAGTTCCAGCAGTTGATGCGGTGGCTCAACCACTACGCCGCACATCTGCTCGACTCCACCGAAGGCAAGATCGCAATGCCGATGCACTTCGCCATGGCGTCACGCAACGTCAACCGACTCGGCATCTTGATCAGTGGTATCAGCGACCACGACAACGTGGGGTCGATGGTCTTCTCGGTACCACTCACCTTCATCACACTGTCGGTGCCGAACGACCCAGCCATCCCCATGCTGTACCCACAGAACACTAGCGAGTTCCAGAGTCCGCGAGTGGACCCCAACATCTCTCAGTCGTTCTACCCGGTGACCGGCAACTCCATCGTGGACTCCAACATCTACGACAACCTCAACAAGATCGACCCCTCCGCGATCACGCTGCCCGACCCAGGCACCTCCACCAACCAAGACCCCAACCCCACCGGCACCAACCCGGTCCCGCCGAGCAACAGTCGGGTGTTCACTCAGTAATGGCTACCTTCGCATACGCACCCGCCATCCGCGTCCACATCGAGTCCGAGAAAAACGGCATCCTCGACGTGTCGGGCGACATCACGAAGTGGGATGTCACCCGACGATCCAACACCGTGTCGTCGTTCAACTTCACGCTTCAGAACAGCCAGCGTAAGTACGACGGCCAGTTCTGGCCCGGAGACCGCATCACCGTAGAGGTCAAGCGCATCACCTGGGTCCGCGTCTTCACCGGCACACTCAACACCGCGCCGGTCTTCAGCGCGTGGCCCCGCGCTCTACCTCTGTCGGCAAGCTGCTCGCTGAAGAAGCTTCAGTTCTGGCCATGGGACCCCACGACTCAGGCAGCAAACGACCTCATCACAAAGTGGATGATCGCCGCCGACCCCCAGAACAGCACGAAGGGGGATGCGGGACTGAGCGGACTCATCACCGACTCTCTGGTCAAGGTTACCGACTGGAACCCTAAGGCGATCCACATCGGTCAGGTGCCCAATACGTGGTTCACGTGGGCGCAGGACATCGAAAAGAACATCGACCTGGCTGCGACGATGCAGGCTATCCTCGGCAGCTTCGCCACCATCGGAGGACAGTCGGTCGGTGGAAGCATCAAGCTCAAGGCTGGCTTCCAAGGTCTACTCCAAGACCAACTCGACAACGCAGTGACGATCTACTCTGCCGTCCTTCAGTTCGCCACCTTCGCAACGACACCCGAGCTTCAAGATCGCGTCGCGAAGATCGCTATTGCGGTGGCCGGTACCGAGTCTGGTATCCAGAATCTCGATCATGGAGACCGCGACTCCCTCGGCATCTTCCAGCAGCGTTCAAACTGGGGTACCGCCGCCGAGCGCATGGACATCCTCTATGCGACCAAGGCGTTCCTTGGCCTGCTCCCCGGCAAGCCGCACGCCTTCTTGCAGGTACCGAACTGGCAGAACAAGACCCCGTTCGACGTGGCAACCACCATCCAGGTCCCCAACTTGCAGGACTACGCTCGTAGCTTCCCCGGCGACTACGCCCTAGCTGATGCCATCGTCAACGAGTGCCGCCGACAGCTTACGGCGCAACTCGGCAACCTCAACACGGGTGCAGCGCAGTTGGGTATGCCGCCTCTGACGTTGGGGTCGCAGTCCACCGGGTTCGCCCTCGCCTCGACCGCCGCTAACCTGATCTTGTCCCACACTACCAACCCAATTCACTACAACGAGTCCGGCACCTCTGCCCCGGAAGACACCAGCCCAACGGTGCTGGATTGCAGCAGTCTCGTAGAGTGGGTTTACTACCACACCACCGGCCAACGACTCAACCACCGTCGCTCCGAAGAGCAGTACGCCTACTGCCAGTCGATCAAGAACAACATTATCTCTGTCGATACGGCAAAGTTCATCCAAGGTGCGCTGCTGTTCCGGGTGGACGGCACCGACGCTGCCCACGTCGGGGTGTCCATGGGCAATGGATTCGTCACCGCCGCCAACAACAACAACCCCCTGCAACTCCCGAACCAGGTCGATACCCATCAGATCTACTCGGGCGAGTTCACCGTCGGGTGCCTTCTCCCCAACATCGACTACTCGCAGTCTGGCACCAACGCTTTCGCCATCGCCGCCATCAAGAAGATCACCAACAAGAGCGCATCCCTCGCCCAGGGTTCAATCAGTATCACTTCCCCCAACCCCGGAAGTCAGTCCGCTGTAGGTACCGGCACAAGCCAAGACCCATTCCAGGCCCTCATCGAGCTAGCCACCTCACCTCCGGTCGTCAGCGGAAACATCTTCGGTGGGCCTCGCAAGCTGATCAACAACCAGCCGTTCCTGCCGTGGCTCAAGAACGTCTGCAACTCGTCCATGAGGTCGTTCTGCTCTGCCCCCAACGGGGACTTCATGGCGTGGTTCCCCGACTACTTCGACATCACCGACACCGCAGCCAAGATGCAGATCCAGACGATCGAACTGTTGGACTTCACTGTGGAGTGGAGCGACCAGCAGATCGTCACCCACGAGTTCGTGACCGGCACCCTGTTCTCGAACCTCGATCAGGCTTCCGGGTCGATCGTAGAGGGCGACAGCGGGTACGCCGGTATGTACGCCATGCTCTCGACCTACGGCATCGCGACGATGCAGTTCCCGGAGATCTTCAAGACGATCTACGGTCACTCGGCCAACCCGCAGTTCCTTCACGACTACCTGCAACGCTTTGGCGCACGACCGAACCTCGACTCGATGCCTAACATTCAACATGGACAGATGGAGTTCTGCATGGCCCTGTGGAACTTCATGTTCTACTGGTCTTCGCAGTTCAACGCCACGATCCCGATGACCTTCATGCCCGAGCTTTGGCCCGGAATGATCATCCAGATTCCCGAATACAACTTCCAGGCGTATGTCACCGAGGTCACCCACCAAGGCAGCTACGGGTCCGGTGGCTCCTTCACGACCACCGCGCATATCATCGCCCCGGCGCTGATCGACAAGAGCAAGCGGTCGAACATGTTCGGCATGTTCGCCAACATCCTTCCTGGACCGGTGGCGAAGATCTGATGGTCCAGTTCAAGACGCCACTCACCAGCACCTCGTCGGCCACCGACACGGTTGCTGTTCTCTGCACCGTGCGCGAAGTTGACCTAAACAATTTGGTCGCCAGTGTGGTGGATCAAGTTGGCACGAATCGCAAGGTATCGCTGAAGGTGCTGCCGGGTAAGCCGATCTCTTTCCCCGCCATTGGGGAACGTTGGGTCATCTCGCGAGAGTATGGCGACTGGATGTTCATCGCATCTGTCGGTGTCACTCCCACAGGCCCGAGCTACGGCCCGCAGGGTCCACAGGGTGTCCAGGGTCCTCAAGGGGCTACCGGCCCCCAGGGCACGCAGGGTCCTCAGGGGTTGACCGAACCCGCTGGCGTGATCAAGATGTATGGTGGAGCTTCGGCACCAACCGGCTTCCTGCTTTGCGATGGCAGTGCAGTGTCGCGTACGACCTACTCGGCTCTGTTCACGGCCATCAGCACAACCTACGGGGTCGGTGACGGAAGCACCACCTTCAACCTACCGAACTTCACCAACAGCTTCCCTCGCGGTAACACGCCTGGTGTCGGTGCCGGTGCAGATACCCACTCCCACACATCAGCAGCCCACTCTCACACGTCGGCGGCTCACTCTCACACATCGGCAGCCCACTCTCACCCCCTGAGTAGTGCCGGTGCTGCGCATATCACCGTGGCAGGTGGTCTTGTTGACTGGGCCGGAAGTGGCGGTATCCCAAGCTGGACCGCTACCGCACGAGCCTCTGGTACGAGTGCCAGCGGCGCATCACACGGCGTCGGTGCAGGACTGGACGGTAACACCGACTCGACAACCCCTGGCGCTACGGGAACGACAACGCCTGCCGATACCGGAACAACAACCCCCGCCAATACCGGTACCTCGAACAACATCCCGGTCTACACAGGCGTCAACTTCATCATTAAGACCTAGCCGCACCCGAAGCCAACTAAGTAGAGACATGAAGACTTTCGCGCTCGTCCAGGGAGACCTGTCGCCTTCGAAGCTTTGCTTCGGCTGTGATAGGGAGCTTCCTCTCACCTCGTTCCATAAGTCGGCGGGTAAGAAGGACGGAGTACAGAGTCGCTGCAAGGAATGCAAGTTGACTCAAAACAAGGAGTGGAAGGATCGCAATCCGGCGCAGTCAACGAAGATCTCTGTCGCTTGGCGTAAGCGTCGGCATGAGGGGATTCTCGATTGGTACTACGAATTGAAGTCTGGACCTTGCGCCGACTGTGGCCAAACCTTCCACCCATGTGCTATGGATTGGGATCACCTTCCAGGTACCACCAAGGTGTCTGGGGTGGCTCAACTAGTGAACAAACAACGACCAAAAGAAGAGATTCTCAATGAGATCGACAAGTGCGAACTTGTCTGCTCCAACTGCCATCGAGTAAGAACCTTCGTCCGGAGGGGTGGAAAGTCATGAAGACCTTTGCGCTAGTTCAGGGCGATCTTTCTCCGAGCGGCGGAGGTTACTTGCTCTATGAAGGCCCAGCCAAGATCAATCAAGATCTGACGCTGGCGATGAAGGAAGAGTACGGAACCGACAAGTTCCACCCGCGTTGGGGCTCCGTGCTCAAGAAGTACATCGGTCTACCTCTGACCCCCGAGGTCAAGGCCAAGACCCTTACCGAAGTCAACCGAGTGGTCAACAACTACATCACGATCCAGAACGCCCGCATCGTGACCGACAACAACACCTCTTCGGCATCCCGCTACTCGACCGACGACGTGGTTCAGTCGATCATCAACCTCTCTGCCCAGCAGGTATACGACTCGCTGCTCGTCAGCGTGACCCTTCAGACGATCTCGCGCCAGCAGATCAACATCAACCAGGTTATTAGCTAATGCCTACACCCAACGAGATCGCGTCCAATATTGTGAACGCCCTCTACGCATCGGACCCCGAGATCGATGCGTCTATCGGCACGCCCATCCGCAAGGTCATCGATGCGACCGCCGAGCAGATGAGCCTACTAGGCACCGACAATCACCTCATCAACTACCAGTACGACATCGACTCCAAGTCCGGAGGCGACCTCGATGACTTCGTGCGCAACTTCGGCATGGAGCGCCTGAAGGGTCAGTTCGCCAAGGGCACCCTGACATTCTCCCGGACCTCCACGACAACGACTATCCAGGTGCCTGTCGGTACCCAGGTCTCGTCCCAAACCGTACCGCCGCAGACAGCACAGACCACCATCGGCGCAACCATGAGCGTCGGCCAGGCCAGTGTCGATGTCCCAGCCCTCGTAGTCGTTCCTGGACCCGATGGCAACCTTCTCGCCAACGCGCTGAATGCTCTCGCGACCAACGTCGATGGCATCTCGTCGGTCACCAACACTAATGCCTTCACTGGTGGCACGGCAGACGAGACCGATGACCAGCTTCGTTACCGCTTCAAGACCACGGTGTTCCGCAACCTCGCCGGTACCGACTCCATGTACCGCGCAGTCGCCTTGCAGACCCCTATCGACCCGACCATCTCCGGTCAGTACCCGGTCTCCCAAGTAAGCGTCCTCGGCCCGACCACGCACCACATCGAGCAGATCCAGTTCACGGGCGGCACCGCGCAGTCCAGCACGTTCACCGGAGCGGCATACGTCTACTCGGGTTCCGTGATCCTGCTTGACTCGTCCTACAACCTCAAGACCTACCTGGCCGACTACAACGTCACCGTCAACAACGGCGTCAACCCCGCCACGCTGACGATCACCCCAGTCAGCACCGTCACCATCCCCGATGGTGTCTACCAGCTTGAGTTCGACTACGTCTCCACCGCCAGCCGCAATGACCCATTCAACAGCCGCTTCGCCCAGGGCCTCGTCAACACCCGAGTCGATCTCTGGGTCAACGGCGTCAATGCCCAGCCGCGCAGCCAGACCGCGATCTACAACACCGGCATCACTTTCAACCCCACGGTTCACGACCCGCTACAGGCTTCCCGCTACAAGACCTATGCAGGCACATCACCCAACTCCGGTGACGTGTTCACCCCACTGGCGTGGGGACCGATCTCAGCCATTACGGTAGACGGCTCCAATAGGATCACCGTTGGTGGTCACCCCTACACCCAGGGCACGACGTGGGATCTCGTCCACCTAGACGACGCCTTCGGCTACACCGCATCTTCGCCCTGCGGCATCTGGTGGAAGACCGGGGCAGCCGAGCTTGTCGCCAACCCGATCGCCCCCAACACGGCATGGACCCTGAACTACACTCAGAACAACGTCCCCGGTCTCGCCGCTCAGAACATCGCCAACTGGCGACTGCTTGGCACCGACGTACAGGTCCACGCCGGTAAGCGGATGTACTTCACACTCAACCTCGCCGTCGTCTACCTGGCGACCTACAACGTCACCTCGGTCAACACCGCGATCACCACCGCAGTCACGTCCATGATCAACGGTCTAGGCTTCGACTCATCGTTGGAGATCTCCGACCTCCTACAGACGATCCACAACGTCCCCGGCGTGGACAACGTTCGCTTCCTCACTATCGCGGAGAACGGCACCCACTATGGCCTCGAAGAGGTCACCAACTCAGGCACTTTGATCACCAACCACTCGACCGGTAGCCCCTACTACCGACCGACCGACGTGTTCTTCGATGACCGCACCTACCCTTTCCTCTATGCCATCAACTTCGTAACTAAGGCAAGGAACACGTTCTAATGGCAGGCATCGGCAGCGATGTACCGTCGTTCTTCCAGAGAGTCAACTCCCAGCCCTTATCAAGCGGCGGCGCGCTGATCAACACCCAGATCGATCCCACCCTGCCCTCTGCTAGGGGCGTGGTGCGGGTCTCTGACCCGGTGCTCGCTGACCAGAACTTCCGCAAGATCATCAGTGCGTTCGACCCCGACATCTACGATCTTCGCCCCACCTCTCACCTCGTACGGCTGATCAAAGCCCTCACGGGTGCTGCCGGTACCGGTGGACTCAAGAAGC